GAAATACGGCGGGGTTGCCCTTCAACGCCAAGCTCTGCGGTCAGGCGTTTGATTTCGTCTTGATTACCAGAAGCATAGGCACGGTCCAGCGCTTCCATTTGTTGTTGGCGCTCACGCTTGGCATCCATGTCAGCCAAGATTTCTTTGAGGCGTGCAATCTCAGGCTTGTTGCGAGAGGCTTGGGCAATCTGCAACTCAGCGGCAATACGAGCTCTGGACTTATCCGCGGCTGGCAATGTACCGCGCTGAACACCGCTACGCAAACTGGGGGAGCCAAACAACTCGCCTTGGTCTTGGAACGGCTGGTTGCGCGGGATGTTCGCCATGTCGGCGACTTCTTTGTCTGTAAAACCTTCGCGGCGCTGTAAGTCAAGCGTATCCAAGTCTTCCAGATAGCTTGTAACTCCGGGGGCTCCGGCAGGCGCAACAGGTGGCTTTTCCCCCTGTGTTTTTAAATCTTCTGTACGGGCGGCAAACTCTGCCTTAGCTTGCTTGTCTAGTTCTTTGCCCAACAGTCTGCGCAGGGTGTCTTGCTCGTTAGTCTTTAGTCCGGGCAACGGCAGGTTTTGGTCAACAATCAAACGCGCTCTATACGGGTCCTGCAGAAGATACGCAATGTAGTCGTCCACATGTGCTTGCTTGTTACCCGATGTCTGGCTTTCTGCCAAACGCATACGATCGTTAGCGTATTTAGTAACGTCTTGCGCAGAAGGCGGCTTCGTTTGCGTTGCGGCCGCTAGTGCTGCTGCCCTCTCTTTGGGCGTTAAAATTTGCTGTTCGTAGTAGCCAATGTTGGCAAGGTCTGCTGACAGCTCTTCTTGTGTTTTTACAGTGCCTTTCTTTTTTGATTCAGCAACTGTATCGGTCTGCTCCATCATGTAGTCGTATGGAGACATGCCGGCAATACGGGCCTTCTCTGCGTCTTTGATAGCTTGTTCTGCAAGCTGTTCGCGCATACCCTTGGTGCGGCGGTACTCAGGTGTCAGCTCTTTGAGCTGCTCACGCAGACTATTGACTTCTGCTTGATTTTCTTTATAGACAGCCCACTCTTCCGGTGTGCCAGTATCTTTGTTAGGCTTCTTAAGATCACCGCGCTTTTGTTGATACTGTGCCAACAATGCATCGTATCTCTGGCCGAGCTCTGCGGCATACTCAGGCGTTTGTTTCTGCGCTTCAAGCTTGTCGGCTTCTTCTTGGGCTTTCTTGGCTTCTTCTTCACGTTGTACGCGAGCTTCTTCTTGCTTGCGCACCATGACTTCACCACGCGCACCAGCACGCTCAGACAAACGACCAGCCGCACCTATCGGGGCAAGCAAACCAACTTGGTAAGCAGTCTCTCCGTACTCTTTCAGCGCATCAGCATCAGTCAGGGACAAGCCTGCTTGCGCACGCTCAAGCATCTGCTGGGTAATCTCTGTTGGGATTTCAGCCAAAGCGCCAGTAGCCGTACCTTTAGCCAAAGTGGCCAGCAGTTTTTCATCTGCCAGTTTTGTAACTTCTGCGGCAGATTTACCAAGCAGAGCTTTTTCAGGAATGCCTGTGAGCTTACTAACAAGGCGGCCGCCCAAGGGAATCAGAGTGCCTGCAACATCCAAGGCAGCTTGAGGAACAGCTGCAGCGCCGGCAGCGCCGGTGTCAATTTTTAGTGCTTCGCCACGGGCTTTTTGTTCTGCGGCTTGACGCTCAACGTTACCGCCAAACTGCTGGAATAAAGAAGGAACTGCCGCGCCTGCAAGACCGCCAACAACCGTACCAACAGGGCCGGCTAAAGAACCAAGTGCCGCGCCAGCACGGGCAGTACCGAATGTGGCCGCAAGGTTAGGCGCTTGTTCAGCAAGTGCCGCAGGGATTTGACTGAGGGCTTCACCAGCGGCAGGCAACAGGCCACGTTCTTCATACGCTTTCTTAACCTTGTCAAGGCTGACTTGGTCAGCGTACTTTTGGGAAATCTTTTCACCGCGCTCAAGTCCTGCCTGCGCGGCTTCTTCGGCGGAGCCAGTAAGCGCGCCAAACGCGGTACGGCCAGAAGAAATTAAAGACTCAAGGCCTTTGCTTGCCGCGGCCCCAAGGCCTTCTTTGGGTTTGAGCTGTTTATAGTTTGCTTGAACAAAAGCAACAACTTCATCAGGAGATGCGCCGGGAGGGCCCTCTACACTATAAATACGACCATCGGGTCCTTCTACTTTGTATATGGGCATTGCAGCGCATCCTAATTGTTACGGGGTATCAACTAACCCCTAAAAACTTAAAGCCTCCGCCACCCGCAGGTGCGGCCTGTTTAGCCATTATAGGTTTAACTCCAGCACTTGCATAGATTTGTTCACGAATTCTTTGTTCTTCGCGCATGCGAGCCGTTGGGTCTTGCAAGGCCAACATCTTGTTGTTCTTGTCCCAGTTGGCCATGTAGTCGTTGACTTCTTTTTCAGCTTCAAAAGATATATTCTTTTCCTTGGCACCGCGCTCAAGTGCGTCTGCGTACGCAGTCTGATACCTAGTCTGAGCTTCTCTGTAAGCTTTTTCTGTTACTGATTTTTCGCGTTCTTTCTTGTCAGCCAATGCGCCAAGTCCAGACTCTCCAGCCGCAACCAAGAAGTTTGGATTCTTATTGGCCATCAACCGCAAGCCAAGGGACAAGTAGTCCTCGTTTGAAAGACTGAAACCTTTCTTCTCTGGCACAACCGCTTTGGCAGTTTCAACAACTTTATCTTTGACAGGTTCTGGCATACCGCCAAACTCGTCAGGGCTAACGGGTTCCATTTTGTTGGGGTTATAGCCAAGGCCAGAAGCTGCAGAAGCTGCGCCAGCAGAAGCTGTGTCAGCGGGAAACGTTTCATTGGCAAGGGCGCTTACGCGTCCAGCAGCCTGAGCTTTTTGACCAGTTTGAGCTAAGCGTTGTGCGGTTGCAACATCCACAGCTTCTCGCGCTTGAGATGCCTGTGCAATCTGTGCGGCTTTACTTGGGCCTTCTGCGGCACGGCGGGCTTCAATCATTTTGCGCAGATACTCTTGCTCTTCCAATGTAGCGCCAGCGGCTTGTGCTTCTTTAGTGGCTTGTTGAGTGGCTTCTAGCGCCTTCAAACCGCTAGATTCTTTTTGCAATGCAGCAATTTCTTGCGGCGACATACGGCCAGCAGGCCCTTGCAAAAAGCCCAGCTTATTACCGATTCTTTCGCCCAAAGCAACAATACCAGACGACCCTGATTTAACTGAACCAATTACAGGAGCCAACGGTGTCGGAGCGTTTAAAGTGTTGCTGATTTGGCGTTGAGCTTCCAAAGGAATGCCCATTTTGTCAGCCATCCGCCCAAAAAACGAATTGGTTTGGTCGTAGTTAGAAGCAGGCACATCGTACTTTTCGCCGGGCGCAAGGCTTCTAGAAGGGCTATAACCCGGAATTTGCGAAGCCAAGCTAGTATCCGCAGGGGCTGCGGCTTGCTGTTTTTGTGGTGTACCCGCTTGGGCAGAACCGATAGGCAACGCAGCAGTCATGCGCTGGGCAATGCTCTTGCCGTACTCAACAGTGTCTGGTGCGTTCGGGTTCTTTGGATCACTTACCGCCACGCCTTGGGCCGCTTTTTTCATACCGCCGGGACCGCCGTAGTAGTAAGCGCCAGCCAACACAGGGTCGCCGCCAGCCGCATCAAAGCCTTTTTTACCGTAGCGAATACCCGCACGCATGTTGTCCAGCGGCTTGTTAATGTCCATGTCTTTGTCAGCCACTTGTTTAAAAGTGGTAGGAAGAATTTGCATAGCGCCGCGGGCGTCACGATTAGATGTTTTTGCAGTAGTTTTACCGCTGGATTCTTGGGCGTGAAGCGCCTTTAAGAACGCACGTTCTTTTGGATCGGTGATGCCTTCCATGTCCAAAGCTTTTTCAAACAACTCTGCGCCTGACATTTTGGTAGGGCCGCCCTTAGACATACGAACCACAGGCTCGTTGCGTTGAGCAAAGTTAAAGTCATTGTCGTCGTAACCAGCAATACCGCCATCAGCCATGCCTTCAAGATTAGGCGCTTGCAACTGCGCAATACCCATCTGATCTACAGCAGCATCGGCTACTTTGGGCTGCGCCATCGCCATCTGGGATTGCGCGGCTTGACGCGTGCGTTTACGGCGACCATCTTCAGAGATGATTAAAGGCAGTATGTATGGGTCAGCCTTGTGCATCATGGCCATTTGTTTCAAGGCCGCATCAGGCAGTTTTTCTAAACGCGAAAGGATGTTTTCTGAGTTTGGGAGTGCCATGTTCTTCAGCCCATGTTATAGATTGCAAGATCAGCCAAGCCTGCGGGTTTATCCCTATACGCGACATCCTCAACAGCGCCGCCCTTCTTGAACACGCCCAATCCTTTAGCGGCAAGGCCAACACCTGCTATTTGAGAAATTGGGCTTGCAGGAGGTGCGTATATGGTGCTACCCATTTGAGACAGAGGTGCACCGCGAAGAATGTCAGACATGAAGCCCATTTGTTTGTAGGGCTGGTTCTGAGCGTTGAGCCACTCTTGGTATTGGTTGCCAAGAATAGTATTCATTTGCTGTTGTTGCTGGCCACCATAAGTATTTTGCAACTTGTTGATGTCCATGCCCTGAGTGAACTGGTTTTGGCCAATTGTGTTCAGTGTGTTGGCGCCTGTAAGAGCTGTTTGCAAACCTTGCAGACCAAGACCCGCGCCATACTGGCGTGACTGCTCGTTTAACTGAGCTGCTTGCTGGCGTTGCTGTTGCTCTGTGTTGAACTGATTCAGTGCTTGGCCGTAAGCGTTTTGCATGCCAGTAGCAAAGATGTCGCCCTTTTGGCGAGCCAAATTACCAGCGGCTTGACCCCGCATAAGATAGTCACCACTACCGCCAAACGCACCAGTACGAGCCGCTTGAGCTTGCTGAGCTTGTCCTGCAATAGCCGCTTGACGCGCAGCATCGTTTTGCTGGCGCTGAATGACTTGCTGAACATAGGGCGACATGTACTGAGACAGCGCATCACCACCAGTCACGCTACCTGCTTGGTAGTTGCTAGGGCCGTACTGTGTGTTGAGTGCTTGCTGACCCGCTAACCCCGCCAAACCTGAAGCGCCTGCCAGTTGGTATGAAGGCTGCATTTGCTGAGCGCCTTCAAAGGATTGCTTTTGAAGTGGGGAGAACTGCGCAACACGCTCTTTTGTATACGCCTCGTAAGGGATGTTGGGGTCAGCAAAAGCTTCTGCTTTTCCCAGCAATCTTTCCGCGTAAGGGGCAAGTTGAGGCGCAAAACCTACTTGGTTTTCCGTTGTTTGTTGTAAGACTTGGCTGGCCATTTACTGACTCCTTATGCGGGAAGATGTTTCTCAGAGCGGGAGTTGGCGGCTACTTTGCCCTTACCAACAGTCTTGCCCCGAGCTTTTTGAATACGGTCCATCATGGCGTACAGCTTACGTGCGCCAGCTTCTGTAGAGCCGTTACCCAGCTCAGACACAATACGTGCAGGCACTACAAACTCACCATCAGCAAGACGTGCGGGGTGCTTCTTACGGCCAATCGTAGCAGGAATGCTGTCAGACACGCCGTCTCCGGGACCCTTGAGCAAACGGCCACCATCAGAGTAACCGCCCAGTGCACCAAGACCACCAAGGGCGTAGCGGGGCATCATGCCGCCGTTAGCGTAGCCCATCAAACCGCCGTTGGCACTACCGGCGGACTCATAGTCTTCGTCAAGGCTATTACCGTCATCAAACCACCAATCGCCACCGCCGCCATCGTCATTGCCAATGTATGTTGGATCGCCGGGGTATGAACCAAACGCGTCTGGCATACCTTCAGGTGACTCAGATGCAGCGCCAGTGTACGTGTTGTTACCGCTGTTTAGCGAGTTGTCACCCGCCATAGAGCCGTCGTAGTACCCCGAGTTATCAACGTTTTCCCAAGGCTGAACTTCATAGTACGTGTCTGAGTCAGCATCTACAGGTGTCTCTGGCATGCGATCAATAATTTCTTGAATACCTGCAGTTGTTCCATCATCTACAGGTGTCTCTGGCATGCGATCAATAATTTCTTGAATACCTGCAGTTGTACCGTCGTCTACAGGCGCTTCAGGCAGCCTATCAATAATTTCTTGAATACCTGCAGTTGTACCGTCATCTACAGGCGCTTCAGGCGCTTCAGGCAGCCTATCAATAATTTCTTGAATGCCCGGAGTTGTACCGTCATCCACAGGCTCTTCAGGCATCCGGTCAATAATTTCTTGAATGCCCGGAGTTGTGCCGTCATCTACAGGCTCTTCAGGCATCCGGTCAATAATTTCTTGAATACCTGCAGTTGTACCGTCGTCTACAGGCTCTTCAGGCATCCGGTCAATAATTTCTTGAATGCCCGGAGTTGTACCGTCATCTTGAATTGTTGGCGTAGGCACACGATCTTCAACAGGTATATCGGGGTTAGGTGGCGCGGGCACAAAGCCTGAATACGTAGATGAGGACCCAGTATCGGACCCGGCGTTACCTACGCTTGCACCCCCGCCACCACCTCCACCACCGCCAATACCACCCCCGCCACCACCGCCTGTAACTGGAGTCGTAGTCATAGACGTAGAAGGTGTTGTAGTTGTAGTTGTAGCTGGAGGGTTTGTGTTTGAAACAACTGGTCTGGTTTGGGTTGCTTGAATCCCCGAGGGGTTAGAGCCAGCGGTGTTACCCATCAAATAGTCGTACGCATCCTTAGACTGGCCAGACAGGGTGTTAAATCTGGCATACGGATCGTTTGTATTTTGAGCTGGGGCCTGTGCTTGGGCCTGTGCTTGGGCTTGTGCCTGTGCTTGGGCTTGTTGTGCCTGCGCGTATGCTTGTGCTTCGTCTCGTGCGCGCGCTTGTTGTGCTTGTGCGTATGCTACTGGGTCTGCTGTTTGTTCTAATTGTTTTAAAATACCGCCAGCAAAATACCTAGCTACCCCGCCGTCAGCCAACGCTACGATACCGCCGCTGGCCATGCCGGGTGGGAGCTGCTGTCCTAAACCTGTTGGGGGTGCGGATGGTGCGGGGGGTGCGGTTTCCCCTTTACGGATAAAGTCAGGGAACTGACGAGCGCCCCACTCACTGGCCAATACGGGGTCCATTGCCCTGACTGTACGGGTATTAGCGTCGTATTGGTATGGTCGAATGTATCCCTTATACTGGGATGTAGGCATTTTGGTCGTTGTTGGGACCATGGCGTCAGCAATAAACGGAGACGCGGCGGCGAGGCCCATCTTCCAATTGTCTTTGGCAAACTGTCCAAATGCAGAGGGGTCTTTTGTAACGGCTTTAAATCCAGCTCCAATTTTGTCTAGGTTTGATGTAGCCGCAGCGTTGGCGGCGGGGGCAGTGGCGGCATTTTGAAAACCTAAAGCCTGTGCTTGAGCATCTGTCAAAGATGTTGCTAAGTTAGCACTTTGTGCCCCCACAGCATTTGCTCCAGCACCCATAAATGCTTGGCCTAGACCTGCACCACCATAAGCACCAAGACCTGCCATCAAGCCTTTAGACAAACTTCCAGTAGCCAAAGCAGTAACGCCGCCAACTGCTAGTCCAGCGCCTGCGGCACTCATCAAACCAAAACCAGCGGGGCCTAGTGCAAAGCCCGCAATCATGGGCAGGAGCTTCTTCAGAAAGCCAGCTTCAGGCAAACCTGTGTCGGGGTTGATAGTCAATGAGCCGCCATTTTTCATGGCCAACGCCTGTAGACTCGCCACTTCTTCAGGAGTCATGTGAACAAGCATGGAGTCAGAGCCACGCCCTTTGGTGGCCATGTGGTTGGCTAATACGTGAAGGCTCATGTTTGCCTCTCAAAATGGGGGTTAATCAAGTTTATCATGTTGATAGCGCAGAGACAAATGTTATTGATCCAATTGCAGAAGGAACTGCGGGGTACGCCATAGGGCTTGTTTGAGCTGAGCGGTAGTCGATATAGACCCCTGTTGCTCCGCCAGATGTGGCCGCTTGATCTGTACCCCACCACAAACCAACAGAGTCGCCTGCTTTTAAAGTAAACACGACTTCGGAATAGCCGCAAACAAAGTTTGGCAGCAGTGCGCTTTTTCGGGCTTGAAGGGTAAAAATTGTTGTGGAGTTGGTTACGTCAGCGGTGGAAGTGACGCCGTTTACGCGCAACCAAACAATAGCATCGTGAATGGCGTTGTCGTTATTTGCAAACTGAAGGCTGTAAGTTATTTTGTACACCCCAGCAATCTGCGCTGTAGCTGTGTTGTTTGTATTTAACGTAAACCCACTGCCTGCATCCAACGTATCCCATTGAACTATGGTTGGCGTATTTGCCGCTGTTGCGTATTGAAGTGCTCCGTCAGACGCGGCAATGTAAGGAAAACCAAGGTACTGCCCGCCCGTGTCGCCAAGCAGTTCACTCAAAGCATTACGCAGCTGGTTAAAGTAAAGACGCAAGATGTTGGTAAACTGGTCTTGATACCTGCGCTCGTACTGCTCCGTACCTAACGGCAAGTTAGGTGGTGCCGGGTTAAGGATGCGTTCACTAGAAGCCATCAGCGTCTTCCGTCCGCACGAATATCAATACGAGGAGCGCCCAACTGCCAAGCAGTGTTGATTTGGTTAGAACTGATCTTGAAGATCATTTGGCGGCCACGCAAGCGTGTGTAAATCTGACCCGTGAACTCTTCCGTAATGTTGTACGTACTGCTTGAAGCCACAGGCTGGCCTGCATCACTTGTCACACCAGAGCCTGAATTAGCTAAACCAAACAGTTCCATGGTCACTGTTGGCGTAGTGCCAGATGGGGAGTTCGTAGAGTTCTCAAAGGTCAGGTCTGGCAAGATACGCCACACAAAACCAAAGTTGTGGCCATCGCCAATATCAAACTCAGACGAAGAAATATAAGCATTAAGCGGCAGAACTTCAGGGGTCTCAACATCGTTTAACCCAAACTCATGGTTGACCAAATTGGAACTATACGTGGCCGCAATTGGTGTTGGCAATAGCCCAGAATCAAGCCAAGCAGTACGCGCCATAGTTCCGTAGTACCATATTTTCTCGACGTAGTTGTAGATCACATACTTGTCCACAGTCGTGCTGCTGCCAGAACAATAGAACCACCAGACTTCATTGAAGCCTTCGTTAGTGCCGCAGAAAATCTGAAGCGTTTGATCTGGGTTCAGGTCTTGGAAAATGTAGCGGCGCAAGTCGCAGTTAAGCGTTTGTACACGGCCATCGTATGCGTAGAACTTGTCCACGCCCATCCAGAAAATAATACCTGAAGCAATCACAGCCGCGTTGGGGCTGATGATAGAAAGGTTGTCGCCTAAAAGCTGAGACGCCCAGACATACGGGGGGCCAAGGTATTGAAGCGAATACGCGCTTGAGTCAGTAAACACCACAATCTCTTGACGGGCCTGCACAGTCGTAATGATCTGCGAACCGTGGGATAGTCGGGTAAACCCTGCCTGATTGGTGGGGTCTGGCGTCCAGTTATAGGGGTCGTTCTGGCCTGACCAACGGATCAGCATAGGGTCAATTGCACTAGAGCCGTAGTCGTTTGTACCAAACACCATCACAAAGCGCGAAGCATCTGAGACAGTCAGCGTGTTTTGTACAACCGGCGCATCGACAATGTTTGAGATGTAAACGCCCGAGCCCGTAGATGTGGTGCTGACTTCGTTGCCCGCCGCGTCAAGAAGACCAAAAGTCAAGCCGTCAACACTGAACGCATAGTACGTAGTTGCCACAACAATCCCGGTTGGCAAAGATGTCGTAGCGGCAAACTGAAGCGCAGCGCCTTCGGTAAATGCAACCGTGGAAGTCACGACAGTAGGCACACCCGTCACAGCGCTGTTGGTAAACGTCACATTCCCGCCCAGCGTGTTCAAAGCTACGCCTCGGCTAGACAAGCCTGCGGTGGCATCCCAATAATACAACCCGCCGCCGCGGGGACCAAACACAAGGTCTTCACCGTAGTTAATCTGGCTCCAAATCTGCAAAGCGCTGGTACTTGTAGTGCCTGTGCCCCAAGGACCTTCGCCCCATCCGCCTGCACCCCAGCCTGTCAAAGGAACCGCGTAGGCCGGGCCAGCATTGATTTGGTACGCGGCAACGACAGCGGAGCCGCCATAAGAACCGGCAGGAATTGCCGACGGCACTGTGATGATAAAAGAGTCAAGGCTTACAACAGTAAGTTGGTACTCGGCATTCCATGTTGAAGCGTACGTGCCTGTTGCACCACTGAAGGTAACAAACGAGCCGGTAGTAGCGCCGTGCGCTATGGAACTTACTACAACTGTAGTTGTGCCGTCAGCCGTGAATGGGTTTGCCCCCAAAGTAACCGTCGAGCGGATGGGTGTGATGTCGTTGTAAACGCCACCCTTTTCAATGTAGAACTTAGTATTTGTTCCGACACCAACCAAATTCAAAAATCCAAGCGTTACCCAGTTCCACAATGAGCGGCACACACCGTTAAATGTGTATTCAGAAATCTGCTCCCAGCCACCAATAACTTCAGGGTTGCCTTGACGGAAACGGATTTTGTCGCAGTCGTACCAACCACCTTCGGTGGTATAGCGCGTATTCTCTTTATTTACGCCGGGCTTGAACAGAATCTTTTGTAATGGCATGGCTCATTTTCCCATCAATTTGGGTGCGCATCAAGCATAAAGCCGTGTGCCTGTTTTATCGATAATCAGCGCTTGTTTTCTTGGCTTGGCGTCTGGTGTGTTTGGAATGCTCACATGGGTCCAGCGGTCAAACTCTCGAATGACTTGGTCGTAGGGCAGCCCAGACGCAATGATGGTTTTGACCACTTCGTCAGGGGTCAGTTGAGGTACTCGGATGTCCACAGCACAACCAATACGATGCTGGCTAGTATCTTTAGAACCAACAGCATCATTGACTTGCTTGCTGCGAAAAGCAGAATTAACCATGACTGGTCTTCCGCCCAAGGCAGTTTTGACTTCCTCAAGGAAGGCGGCGAGCCGCTTAATGTTCTCCAGCTCGGCTTCGTTGGGGGTGTTGTCATACTGTCTGTGGTCAGTGTGCGTAAGTTCTTCAAGGGTGAAATGTGGTGTCAGATTCATTTTTTAATCCTATCTGCAATCTTTTCCATAGTGCGTCCACCGAAGTAGAACGACATCACGAGCATGCCCCATTGTCCCAGCAATTCAACGTAAGCGCCACGGGTTTCGTATTCAAATATTGAGGCAATAGCAAACCCAGAATACGCCACCAATAAGAAGATCAGCGTCATGGGACGGATGTTCTTAGAGAGCCAAGAGTCGCTTGCCATGTCTGCTTTGACTCTATCGGTCAGGTTGTTCTGCTCAGTCTTGTACAGTTCAGTTTCATTGGCCATCTTAGCCAGCTCACCGTCCTGCGCCATCTTCTGTAGTTCCAATTGCGCCTTGGCCTTGGCTTCTGGGTCTGGGATCAGCTTGTCTATGAGCTTACCGCCCACGTTTAAAAGTGCGTCTAGTCCAATCATTGTTTACTCCTTATTCATCAGACATGTCAGTTGAAGCCAAATTGATGCGGGTTTTTAAAGCTGAAATATCTTCAGGCTTTTCTTTAAAACCAATTGCCAAATAGCCAGCAAACTTACCGGGGTCAGGTGGGATTGAGCCACGGCACATGAACTTCACACCCTGCTTAACGCCCCACTCACCTACCTTGGACGAAGGGTTGAACTCTTCGCAGAGCACTTCATTGTTCAGCATGGCAACCATAGCTGCGTTACGGTCGGGGCTTGCGTTAAACAAAGAGGTGACTGTGCCCTCAATCTTCTTTTCCCGTGAGCCGTCAGCATTGATGGCCAGTACAGTGGTGCGTGAATTGGTTGTAAGGTTGGCTTTGTGTACCAGCACAACTAAGCCGTCTACATCCTTCATCAAGCTCTTGGCAGGGTCAACCAAGTCATCTTGCTTCACCAGCTGGGGCATGTGGTCTTGGTTCTGGATGGCTTGCAATATAACTTGGCGCGAGTCCCAAGCAAAGTAGCCAGCAAACGCCAAGAACGAAAGCAAGATAACCGTCAGTAGTTTAAACGGGCTGTCCACCCATTTAATGAGGTCTGTAATACGCCCTATAGCGTCTGTCTTTGCAGCTTCAGCGGGTTTTTGTTTTATAGCAGGAGCTTCCACCTTTGGTTTAGGCGTTCTACGTTTAACCGGCGCTACCTTTGCGGGTGCTTTAGCCGGTGCTTTGGCGGCAGTTTTTGCCGGTACTTTTTTAGCTGTAACCATACGTCCTCATACAAAAATTTGAAACCGTCTGCGGTCTTCAAACGACCCTAGCTCAATTGTGTTCTGCCTAGCCCTTTTGTCGTAAAGTTCCAGTTCCAAATCTTCAGTTTTTCTAACTTGTTTAAGACATTCCATTGCATATCTGTATTCTTCCTGAACTTTCTCCACTGCTTTGTCAAACGCCAATTCTCTAGCAGTGTGAGTGGGTTGAACTAACGGATACCATTTGTTTAAGGTAATCATTTCTTTTCCCTTTCCATTGCCCTTGCGTAGTAATACAACACCTTGGCTCTCAACTCCGCACTATCCGAAGCCCCCGCCCAAAGCGCAAGGTTGTTCCAGATTCCCACTAACTGCGCTGAACTACAGCCATCGCCGTTTACTTCAAGCCACCGAGATAACTCAATGTGGCGCAGGGTTGGGTCGTTTATCCAACTCAACCTGTAAAAATCTGAAATGATGCACGGGGTCTTGGCACTTGCCCAAAAAAAGCAACTTACAAGTAGTACAAAGAACCAGCGCATTCATGTTAAATACTTTTAGAAAGCAATCTCCGCAGCTATCTCAATACTTGTTACAGTTGCAACAATGTTAGAACCACCGCTATCAGAAGCAATTTGGATAGTGTATGTACGGCTGCCGTAACCACCAAGAGTTCTTTGAACCCCAAAATATGGCGAACCACTAAGTGCAACCCAAGTGTTTCTAGCGCTGCCAGTCTCGTTAGTTCCGCTGACACTGCTAGTCTGTGTAAATCTAACCCAATAGCTAGAACCAACCCCGCCAGTGGTAGGTGTTGCCCAGTTGGTAAAGCTACCGGAACCATCGCTACCTGCCCAACCTGCTACGCCATTAGAATACAAAGTTATTTCAGCGTAAGCAGGGCCGGGGCCAGAATAAACAGTGCCGGAAATACTATAAAATCCCGCTAAAGAAATTGTGATGGCGGGGCTTGGGCCTTTGTTATAAAACTCATTAAACGAAATTGCGCCAGATGAAAACGTGCCGGAGCCGCCACCAGCCGTGTACCACTGCGTACCGCGATAAGCGTTTAAATTTAAACCGCGACCATCAAACACTGAATTGATAGTCGAAAACGCAAGTGCGCCACTGCCGGGAAGGTATCCTGCCATTTTTTACTCCTTGGCTTTTAACTGCTTTTCCAAAGACACAATTCGCTTGGCCAACTCAATCACAGCCGCAAGAGCCGCGTTGCCGTAAGACACACCAAGCAAGCCATTTCTTTTCTCAACCGCATCGGGCATAACCTTTTGCAACGAGCCAGCGCCAACACCAACTTGTGTTTGCTGTCTGTCTATACGGTCATAAATGCCGTTTTGTACCTGCGCCAATTGCTCAATGAAGTCGTCAGGGAATCCGCGCCAGTTCATCTTCAGCGTTTCGTCAGAGTAAGCCGTCACGTTGCCGTTGGAATACAAAGCGCCTGCAGTCAGGGTTGTGCCGTCAAAAGTTAAGTTTCCAGAGCCAACCGCTGTACCGCCGCTGTTGTAAATAACTTGTCCAGACGAGCCACCAATCGGGCCAGTGGGGCCAGTCGGTCCTGTGGGTCCTGTGGGTCCAACGGGGCCAAGGCCTCCGGTAGGTCCGGGGGCTCCTGTGTTACCAGTCAAACCTGTGGGGCCAGCGGGTCCTGTAGGTCCAACCGCGCCGTTTGTGCCTGCTGGGCCAGTAGGTCCTGTAGGTCCGGGGGGTCCGGCAACAGTTGAAGCAGGTCCAGTGGGGCCAGCAGGGCCAGCAGGGCCGGGACCGCCAGTTGCTCCGGGGGGTCCAGCAACAGTAGAAGCAGGGCCTGTGGGTCCAGTCGGTCCAGTAGGGCCGGGAGGTCCGGGAACAGTCGAGCCGGGTCCTGTAGGTCCAGCGGGTCCAACAGGCCCTGTGGGTCCAGTAGCGCCTTGGGGAACCGTGAAGTCAAACACCGCAGCAGACGATGTGCCACTATTCACGACAGCCGCAGGGCCGGTAGAAGTTGTGCCGACAGTAACCGTGGCGGCTGCGCCAGAAGGCCCAGTGGGTCCGGTAGGGCCGGGGTTGCCCGTAGGTCCGGGGCCGCCAGTAAGTCCGGTAGGACCAGTAAGTCCGGTGGGTCCTGTGGGACCTGTAGGTCCGGGAGCGCCTTGGCCACCGGGAGACCATGTGCCATCACCACGCCAAAACGTTGCAGTTGAAGCACCGGTGCCACCGTTTAAATTTGTTACGGGTAGATTGCCTGTAACATTTGTAGCAAGGTTGACAAACGTCGTGGAGCTTGTGCCCGTACCGCCAGATGTGATTGGCAGGGGTGTGCCCAGAGCCAGCGTAGACAAATAGTCAATTTGGTTGCCAACGTCAGTGCCGTTGTTGTAGACCACCGTGCGCTTGCCAGACGGCACAGACACACCTGTTTGGCCAGAGACCTTGACGGTGATTGCAAAAGAGTCGTTGTTAATAATCAGATACGGCTTCTGGATTGCGGGGACGTTTAGCGTACCGGCAGCAGACAAGCATCCTGAAGAGATCACCAAGCACAGCGCCCGAGCATTTTGAGCCGAAGTTGTGTTGGACAGCGTGAGTGTGGCTACGTTGGTCGTGAAGTTGGCAGAGGTTAGTGTGGCCATACCAACAATGGCTTGCTCAATGGCGGTGCCGATATTGCTGTTGGTTGTCGTGCCCCACACGCCCGGCTGTTCGCCCGTCGTGATTAGCTCAAACTTTAGATTGGAAAAGGTGCTTGGCATAATTCATTCCTTTGGAATAACTAAGTGTTGTTGATGTCGTCCCAAGACGGGTTTTGTGGGGTATCAATCAGCGTCCAGCCTGACGACTGGGGGTCCATAATTATTGCCCACCCAGCGTTTTGCGTAGAGCTAATACCCGTCCAACCAGCGTTTTGCGTACCTGTAATGTTTACCCATTCAGCATCCATACCGGTCTCAATCTTGAACCAGCCAACAACAACTGTATTTTGCGCCATTTCAATGGCTTCGGCAATACTTGTTTGGAAGTCTGCACGAATCTGCAAAACGTCTTCCAGCGTGGTGTTTTCAGTGATGCTGAAGTAAAAGCCCTGAGACGCGGTGTTGCTGTCCGCAAGGGTCGAGTTCTCTGTAATAGAGAAGAAAATGTTTAAAACAGCAACCTGCGAGTCGCCCAGCGTAGAGTCCTCAGAAATGGAAGAAACAAACTGGGCAGCAATATTTATCACATCGGCCATATCTACGGCTTCTGTGACGGCCTGAGCAAACTGCGCAGTAATGACTTCTATCGAGGCTAGGTCAGCGTTCTCTGTAATGGTCTGGCCAAAGTTTGACTGCTGAGTAGAAAAGTCGGCAACCTCAAGAATCGGCTCAGAAAGGCTTTCCAAGAATTCGGTGTACGCCTCTTGGCTGTCGGCAATGGCTGAATCTTCTGTGATAGAAGAGGCAAAGTCGGCTTGGATTTCAGCGCTGTCAGCAGGTAAAGAGTCCTCGGATATGGACTGCAAGAAGGCGTACAGCTGGGTGCTGGAGTCGGCAAGCCCCGTGTCTTCGTAGACAAGAGCATAAAAGTCACCCGCCGTAGCGTCGATGTCATCAATCGCGCTGTCTTCTGAGATGCTTTGCAGGAACGCAAACACCTGTGTATTGGCGTCCGCAGACTCAAATCCCTCGGAAATATCAAAGACAAAAGCGTTCCCGGCTAAGGAAGCAAATGGGACTTGGGCGAAGCTTGCAAAGCCGAACACGGCAAGCTCCTATCGGAACCTTGGTCCGTTGAACCAAACAGTTGCTGAATAGCGAATACCAGAGAGCACCGGCGTGACGCGGTGCTCAAGAATAGATGGGAACGCAATCATCGTCCCTTTTTGTAGCGGTGCGCTGTAGTCGCTGTACAACCGCACTTGAAACTCGCCGCCTTCAAACTCGTCATTGAGTAGGCAAACCACGGTAATCTTGCGCTCGGTCGGTTTGCCAGAAAGGGTGAAAGTGTCTGTGTGCCATGTGTAGTGTTGCTCGGGGCCGTACTCAGCCAACTGCACATTCTCACGACCAGTGACATGGTATTCCCAGCCACAATGTTTGTTGGCTTCCATGGCAAACTGCTCAAGGCGGTCTGTCAGCCAGTAATCTGATCCGCCAAAACGCACGTTGGTGTTGCGCGTTCTGGTGTCTTTTTCGGTTCCCTCTACCCCCATGGTTGCATCACGCACTTCGATGCCCGACAACTCTGCAATGACTTGATTACAGGTGTCGCCGTCCAGTTGACCTAGATACCACAGGGGGAGATGTGCCATGTTAGCCTTGTTTCAAATCAGCAGCTGCTGGTGGGGGTGGGCGGATGCCGTTTTGCTGGGCCATCTGAAAATCTTGGCCAAGCTTGCTCAAACGCATGAACAGGTCGATGCACTCACCCAGTTGACCAGCGGCCAGCTGTTTCATGATGACGTTGAATTCTGCAACGGTTACTTCTCCAATATTGATCTTATCGTTCATGCTTTCCTCTTAGGGGGTTGGTGGGGTTGGGGGTGTAGGCGGTGCCCAAGGTAGTGCAGGCTCCGTTACGGGGTCAATCTTAGCCGCAATTTGGGCCGCGATTGCGTCATTGACATGGGTTTCATAGCCGCCAACAACGACAGGTTGAATCCAGCCAAGAACAATTTCTTGTGTCAGCTGGTCGTAAGGAATGAAGTCTGGCTGATCTGGGTTGGGGTCCAGAGGTGTAGCGCCACTGAACACGCCCGTGTTGCCGTTCTCGTCAGTACCGGTTTTGGTCCAATATGTCTGAACAACGTAGTCAGCTTCGGAGCCAACTGTTGTGACCTTCATGCCTGTGACGGCCCATGTGTATGTGATTGCCATGGTTAGTCTCCAATGAGTTTGTGGATAAGGGATTCTAGTTGAGCTACGCGATTTCGTAAATCAACAACTTCTTGGTTTTGCTCTTTTGTAGACTCGATCAGCAGGCCGGCAATGTTTCCGTAGTCTACCGCCAACAACTCTTGAGTCTCTTCAGTTGATGGGTTGGTGTCTGAAACCAAACGAACAACTTCTGGCAACACCGTTTCAATTTCTTGCGCAATGACGCCTACACGGCGTTCGGGGTTGCCAATTTTGTTGTAGTAGACACCACGCAATTTTAAAACTTTGGCTAAAGCCGAGTCAATTGTTACGACGTTTTCTTTGAGGCGAGCATCCGAGTAAGCAGTTACGTTGCCAGTAAAAGTAACATTACCGCCGGAGTCGCACGTCATGACGTTAGTGCCATCAGAACGCCGAAAAATCATGTTGGAATTAAATTGCAAATACCAATTGTTTGCGTGGTACTGCATCTTGCCTGAAAACTCACCCGTCCATGTGGAGGAGTCAGAACGCCAATCTCCTACAGTGCGCAGCGAGTTAGTGCTTGCAGGGTCTAAGTAATAGCCTGTGTTGTTAGCATCGTAAAAAATAGTACCGTCTACGCGACCGTCAAAATAACCGCCTTTAACAACATAGATGCCGTAAGCAGAACCTGTAGCTGAAGTGCCAACCCCCATACAGTTGTTGCCAACGCTGTGATAAAGGTACCATCTGCCTTGAGCTTCGCGGTAAACACCGCCGTTACCAGCGCTATCGTACATCATCCCGTTAACAGCGCTGTGGGAAATATACATACCACTGTACGAATTTTTGCTGCCGTCTATCTGCAACTGTGTGTACGTGGAACCACCATTTGGGTAAAAATGCGCACCATAGTGGTTTGGCCAATAGATTCCTGCGGAAGTGTCACACTGAATCCAACTGTTAGGTCGGAAATACATGTTGCCCGACAACACAATACCGTACAAAAGTGAACTGCCATTTGGGTTTAAATAGTAACCTGTGTCGTTGCTATCGTAAAAAATTGGCGCTCTTAAACTACTTGAATGCTGTAACAAAGAACTATTAATATCTACAAAAGTAGCACTAGAATCATTGCTACGCAGATAATAATTTGACGCATTCATGTAAATAGACGCATCGTTACCCAACCAAAATTTGGTTGCCCCTGAAGGGTCTCTAAATTCAGTCCAAGTAGCACCCCTACTTATAACATTAACCCCAGACAGGGATAACACACCACTAGTCAAATTAAGACCATTTAAAACAGAAGTACTTGCGGGGTCTAAATAGAAGCTAGTGTTGTCGCGCTCATAAAAAATTGGCGCTCTATAACTGCCGGATGCAAACGAACTACCATCACTGTTAATGCTGCCTAATACTACTGACCAAGCGTAATCTACAACTTCAAAACTCCTGCCAGAGCTTGATCCACCCCCTAATTGAACAGTAAATGTTCCAGAGCTTCTATCTGATGCCCTTCCCAGCCAAGCTTCCCCCGAGTTTGTCTGCGAGTTATTAAAAGTGCCTACCTGTATTCTTCCTTGAAAGTTTGCCGAAATTCCATTTGCACCGGGGGCAGGGTCTACATAGAATCCTGTGTTGCTGCTGTCGTAGAAAATTGGTGCGCGAAAACTGTTATTGGCTGCAGCATAGCCATCTTGCAAAACAAAATAGTTGTTGTACCCATTATTGGAGCTGTTTGGCGAAATGAACTGCACGCCATTGCGAAACATGACTTCGCCGCCATTGCCGTTAAACGAACCGCTGGGGTTGGCAATAGGATCAACGTTAAAACAAGGTGTTACGCTCCCGCTTGTCACACCATAAATGATTGTGCCGTATCCGGACGAATAACCATAATAACTACCTCTAGCGGCGTTTACAAACCCGGGAGAACCAGCGGGTACATTGATACCGTTTAAGTTTGATGTGCTTGCCGGGTCTACGTAATACGCAGTGTTGTTGCTGTCGTAGAAGATTGGTGCACGATACGAACCTATTGATTCTGAGTAGCTGCTGTATACTGATTGAACTTCACTGCCGTTTACAGCCAGCGCCAGTCGGTGATTTGACATCGTGCCGACAAAGCCTCGGTTTTGACCGTTGTGGCTGTACATGGTGGTGATAATTCCGTCACCGGCGGCTCGTACATCAAGCCGTGCGTGAGGAGTTCCGCCTACATTCAGTCGCGCTCCCCAGCTACCATCATCACTGCCATAGTTGCCACCAATACCGACAAATGCTGCAAAAGAACCAGAGGTAGCGCCAGCGGGGTTTACGTAGTACGCAGTGTTGTCGCTGTCGTAGAAAATTGGTGCGCGTAGTGATCCGCCTGCTTGTGTAAACCCGCCGTCATCAGACAGATAAACAACGCCATAAGATGTTGCAGGTGCTGTTGGAGCGCCTGCTCTTAGGTATAAATCTCCACCCGCAAGCCCCCCACCGTTATCAGAATTACCCGCTTTAACAATTAAATTTCGACCAAACCCCGTACCTTTTGTGGCAGGTGTTGCGCCCCCGGAGCCGATGATACTGATAGTCCAAGGGCCGGCTTCATTGGTACTTGAGCCAAAATTAATGTTTGCGCTTTGGGCAAATGAAAGACTGCCCGTCATTGTGCCCCCACTCAAAGGTAAATAACCCGAAACAGACCCAGCGGACCCCGTGATGTTAATATTCCAAGTACCTGAAGCACCGGAACCGGTTAGAGAAGGGGCGTAGGAGGTGTAGTTGGCAGCAGACAAAACCTGCGAACCGCCAATTGTCAGGTTGCTAAAGTTTGTTTGAGATGTTGTCGCAGCATTCCCAGTAATATTAATACCCCAAGTCCCGCTTGCGCCTGAACCTGTTGTTGAGGGGACATCTAAACTTGTACGCGCACCCGATGCCGTGGTTGCTGCTGTGCCGCCCGCAGTTAAAGGCAAAGTGCCAGATGTCAGTGTTGAAGAGCTGTTAGCGTAGACTGCGCCGCCGCTTGTGTAGCTTGTAAGGCCCGTGCCGCCGTAGCCTGTTTGGATTGTTCCGCCCTGCCATGTGCCGCCAGAGATAATTGACGTGCCAAGATTAAAAGCGTTCGTGCCAAAAGTTACGCCTTCCGGGAGATACGCATGAAGGTCCCAAGTTCCGCCAGTCGTGCTGTTGAGTGTTAAAAAGACTGCAACTGCGCCGCCACTAGGAACAGTTCCAATAGTGGTACCCGCAAAATTTGCAAGAGTTAGTGTGCCTGTTGCTAGGTTGTTAAAAACAAACGCTACCCCGGTTGTCAGAGTGGTTGCATCAGGCAGCGTGTAAGTCTGGCCGCCAGTCCCAACAAGAGTATGGATATAGCTTGATGCCGCCGTCAATGCCGTTGTTCCGCCAGCAGCAGTTGTGTTTGTGTTTGATTGGTTTACTCTGTTGACCGCAATGTTTTGATTGCTATCACGCAGCACCACAGAGTTTGCGCCAGAAGAAGCGGTTACACCTGTGCCACCATAAGCCACACCAACGGTTGAGCCTTGCCATACACCAGAAGACACTGTGCCCAGAGGACTAACGTTGCCGCTCTCGTTTAAGTTAACTGACTTACCTGCGGGGTATGTCAGGAACACGCTCTTGGTCCCAGCCGCCAAAGTAATTGGCGAAGTGTTGCCATTGGAGTTAGACAGAACAGTTGTACGCGCAAGCGTAGGGCCAGACGTAGAGTACGTACCAGTGCCTACTTCCCATGCAGAACCGTCTACGATGGTGTAGTAGCAAGTATTCCCATTGCCAACGACGGCAAACGACTGAAAGCCGGGGACAGCACCAGCCAGCGTTACCGAGCCAGTGCCTGTTGTTGTCGTTGTTTCCTGTACGCGATCAAAAAGTGCCAGAGCCATGTTCTATCCTTCGTACTTTATTGCTTTGCTGCGGTTGGCCTGCATTTTAATGACCTGCAAATTATTTGCCACATGTAATCCACAAACCTTTTTGCCTTGAAGAGGAACCGCATGGTCAACTTCGTATTTAACACCTGTCACTTGTGACATAAAAGCTGCTTCAGCATAAATTCTATTTATTGCTTGCATGTCTGCCCATGCTGGTGTTGCACTAAGTATAGTGGCTCTACGCTTTGCGCGATACAAACGTTTTTTACCGCGATTGTTTTTTGCCCATTCAGATGCTTGTATGAGCGTTAACTCTTTGTTGTCTTCGTAGTGTTTTTTTCTATACTCAACTCGGCACATTTTGCACGTTGTGTTTACTCCGTGCTTACCAGTAGGGTGCTTAGCAAAATAAGAAAGCTGCTTAACCTCGCCGCATTTGTAACAACGCTGCGTAATTTCTGAGGAGAGGTCAAGCAGAGTCACTCAAGACTCCAATTTAGCTTGTTGCAGTGGTGCTGTATGTAACTGAAACAGTATCGCCAGCGGTGGTAACTTTAGCAGTGGCAAACGCGCCAGCGCTATACAGAGTACCAGAAGTATTGCCTTGTGTCGTAGACGCGCCTGAACCTGTCACCAAGAAGCAACCGCCAACTGTACCGCCGCCACCTGTAATGGTGTAGGTAATAGCCGTAGCAGTCTTTGTGGTCACGTTGGTTGGCGTTGTGCCAGTCGAAGTTGCAGAAGCAAACACAGCCGTGCCGCGCACTGCTGAGCCGCCCACAGTGTAGTTCGTGAACTCCGTCCATGTTTTTGAAGACATGGTGTCAGCGGCGGCAAAAGTCAAACCTGTACCAGAAATCAAACCAAGGTATGGTCCGACTGTGGTGTAAGAAACGCCAGACAACAATGTGTCAAGCATCAACTGTTTACCAACGGCGTTGACCAGATTGGGGAAGCCTTCTTCCCATTTGATGTTGCCATCAGCATCGCGGCAGACTACGTGGTAGACGCCTTCAATGCCAACAGTCTCGGAGCCTGTGACGTTTGACTGCATGCTGATTTGCGCATTGTCGCCAAAGCTAGAAAATTCTTTAGTCATGATAAGTCCTTAAGAGATGCGCACGATGGCACTGTTGGCATCGGAAGCAGGGAAAATGATCTGGAAGGTGTCATTGCTGACAGTCTTGTCTGCGCCAAAATCTAACACAGCCACAGATTTGTTACCTTGGCTGACATTGTAAATTAGCGCACCACGACATGTAAATGACGCATTTGCCCAGCTTGTGTTGGCAAACGAGATATATGCAGTTGGCACGTACCCTGTGTTGTTGCCTGAAGTTGGTGATGTGGAGATTGTCAGCGTGTTGCCACCAGCGGAGTAGCCCGTACCCACCACTTCGCCACTTGTTGTGTACACAGTTGTGTCGGGTCCGATGTTGGCCGCGCCTGTGTACAGGGCAAGCTTAAAAGTGTTAGGTGACGTAGGGCCAAAGTTGTGGATTGCTTGAAGCAGCTCCACCCGAAAGCTTGTAGTCGTGGTTTGCGCAATTGACATGTCACATTACCTTCTGACGGTATTGGCCAGAGCGGTACGCGTCTTGACGCTCCATACCATCGCCCAGACGTTTTGCCAACATCAGCGCTTCCTGATACTTGGTGTTGTACATTGTCATCATGTCCGCTTCACCCTTCATGTAGGTGTAGGCTTCCACCAAAGAACCGTACAAAAGCACTGAGTCAAAGTTATCACCCAACCATGTCTGGCCGCCTGCCGCAGTCGTAATGGACTCAGGGTAGTAGTAATAGTGCAACTCGACGTTGTACTCTTGGTTGGGGGTCGGGCCAATGATAAACGTCAGCTCATTAGAAATTGTGGCACCAGTCACAGTGGGACCAAACAACGCGTAATACTTTGGTACGCCCTTATCATCAGGTACAGGGTACGCTTGACGGATAAAGTTCACGTCCTTGTTCAACAAGTACTCGTACGTGCCGGTGTTCAGGTCATTAGCTGTCACGTCCGTAATCACCGCCAAGGAATATGTGGCCAAGTAGTCAGTCGGTGCAGACAGGTACTTGTTGTTGGCGGCAATCACGCCCGTCATGTTTTTACGCAATGACGGGAACTGGACGGTGTTGTAAATACGCTGCTCAGCTTGCTGAACGAACACGGGTATCTGAGCAATAAAGCTTGCTTCGGTATTTTCCGTGTACGCCTGAATAGCGTTGCTGAGTTGCGTATAGTTCATGCCATCGGACCTCGGGCCATTGTGCCTTTAGTAGCGCATCCAGTACCGCGAATCTTGATGCCAGAAGTCTTCACGCCGTCGTAGGGGTTGCTACGCTCATTGGCAATAGACATGTTGGCCTTCAAAGCTTCTTTAACAGGCATCTGACCAACAACAACGGTTGGTTCTTTCTTTGGTTGTCTGTATGTAGCCATCTTAACCTCCACGACCAACAGAGCGCTGGTTCATGACCTTGGCCATGTTGCGGCCATACTTAAGCATGTCGCTGTTAGTCTTACCACCAGCTTTGAGCTTAGTAGGCTTTTTACCGGGGTGCATGTTTTTCTCATGCTTGCCAACGGCAGACTTAATCATCTTCTTGTCTTGGGCTAAATCTTTTTTGTCCATGTCAGACTCCTATCTGTATCGTTACTGTACCAACTTGTGCTGCCATTGCCAAGTCATTTGGCGTTAAAGCAGTGTCAAAAACTCTGGCTCCCCCAACAGGATTCCAGCCCCACTGAAAAACCCTGCTACCTTCAGACGGTAGCCCTGCCGCATCTTTGCCTGAACTGTTGGTCAGAACAATCTGCAAGCCCGTGTTACCAGACTGATAGTAGCTCACGTCAGGACGCGGATCACGCACACCTTGCGGGTCATCCACCGGATACATACCCAACTGCAACTGCGGCTGGTCAGGGTCCCAACATGTTTTGCAAACCAAGAGATTGTAGTTCTTGGTTTTGATAATTTCTTTACGTAATTCGTGCAGCTTAAAGCGAAACCCACAGCGGTCACATTCCGCAATGGAGTTCTTGCCGGACGAAAACCGGTTTCCCATTTACGTGCCGCTTCCAATGTACTGTTGACGAGGCACAAAGCGTACTGCCGCCTTTTCTTGGTCTTCGCCTGCGGCTCTGTCCCAAGCTTCGTCATATTGTTGCTTCAAAACATCAAGGCGCTGTAAACCCTCGGGCACTTTGAGCGCGATGTAGTAAGCCAGACCTGCGGCCAAGCAGGGCACAAAACGGAAAGGCACATCCATAGTCTTAGTGCCGCCACCAGCGTCTTGAATACGGCGCATGCGCCAGTAGACGAACTGATACGTTGTGCCGGGGTTAGGGGTTGGCCACACAGTGATACTGTTCTTCTGAACCAAGCTCATGGCCGCGCCAGTTGTGTGGCTAGCCGCAGTTGTGCCGTCCTGCCCACGCGTGCAGTTGAGCAAGTACGCAGGTGTAGCGCCACTAGCTGGGGTTGTCTCGTTGTATCCAATCAACTCTGCGCCAATCTGGATGAAACCAGCAGTTGGCACGCCCACCAAAGAGGTGATTGGAATAGTTGTGGCGGTTGCATTGATGGTCGACTGGACTGTGCCAACCAAAACGCTGGAGTTACCCGTCAAACGCTGTACCCAAACCTGAATAGGACGGCCTTGGATCAATTTATTTGGGATGGTGGCATACGTGGGCATGCTGATCCGCGTAATCGTCAGGTCGGCCTGATTATTGGCTACGTTGGCGTTTGTTCGGATGACATGGTCAAGCAAGTCAACAGTGTCGTCCGGGATTGCGTACGTTGGCTGGCCAGTCACAAGCGTGATGGTGTTTTGCTCAAACGTCCACATGTTCACGCCACGGTTTGCCCAGTCAGCAAACAGTAAGTTAAGCGATCGACGGGCAGTGCGCAAGTCATAGCCCGTGCGGAGTTCAGAACCCGCCCGTTCAAAAGCCTCCTCAACCATGTCGTTGAGGTCGAGGTTAAACGAGGTGAGTCCTGAAGTAGTCATCTAAATCCTGCCGTTTTCTTTGCAATCGTTTTAGGTTGCGCTACGAATTGTTTTCCGGCTTTTTTGCCCGCACGTTTCGCACGCGTTGTCGCAGCGTACTCAGCAGGACTGAGGCTTTTAATCGCAGCACTAGGAAGGTATCGCTCACCCGTGTCAGAAGATTTCTTACCACTTTTGGTTCTCCATTTCTGGTCGCCCCAGTCCTTCAATGATTTCTGAGGCGCTTTCAATCTCGGTAACCCCCGCCAGCCGCCTTGTACTTCTTGGCAACTAGCTGAGCTTTACGAGCCGACCACTGGCCTGCGCCAGTGCCGTGGGTGGCCGCGGCTTTTACTTGAGACACAATCTTCTTGCGAAGACCGGGCTTTGTGTAATTGCCTGCGGCGTTAACCTTCCCACCCTCTTTGTATTGGGTGAAGTCAGTATCGTCCCGTCGGGCTTTCTTAACGCCCTTGGGCATTTTAGAGGGGGCAATATCCCCCATCCCACGGCTGGCCATCATGATTTAGCAGGCCTTGCCGCCCATGTTCATCTTCTTGGTCATGCCGCCCTTTTTCATACCCAAGGGGGTGCTGCCCTTCATAGAGACCATAGTGCCTTTGGTCTTGCCTTTAGAAGCAATACCGTCACGGCTAGGAGCCGCTGTACGCACTGAACCCATTTTGGCAGTAGTGATGCCGTTGTTTTTACGTGTAGCCATGATAGATCCACCTTCTTTAAAAAGAGCCATTTTCCCGTGATCGGTTTTAGCTCGGTTTGCCTTCTGAATATCTGGACGGGTTCTCCCGCCAGAGCCAAACTTCTTGCCCTTGTCCGCTTCGTTGAAATCTTTCCCAACGCTTTGCGGAACTCCCACCTTCTTGGCAAACGCAGGACTGTGCGCTATCGCCGCCATGAAGTTGTGCTGCTTTTTACTCGTCGACGGCATTTTTAGCCTTAGTACGATTGGTCGCTTCACGAACAGTATCAGACTCCCAGATACGAAGACCAAGGTAGATGATAGTGAACAGAGAAGCCAAAGGCGGCAACCACGTCGCCATAACGCCAACAGTTGTTAAGACTGCTGCGCCATCTGCAACTGCTTTAGCTGTGTCGTGTTGAGTCATATCAGCAATTCCAAGCCCGAAGGCTTTTGTTGATTCTGGAGTTCGGGTCTTTCTTGGCCTTCTCTCCGGTCAGCTTCTTCTTCATGCCTTCCATACGGGCGCAAAAAGAGTCGCGGCGTTTGCCGCCCTCTGGTTGAGGACGCTTCAAGCCCGGCTTGCCGGGGTTTGCCTTGTTGTACGAGGCCCGTCCCTTGGCGTTCAAGCCGCCCTTCTCGGACTTCCCCTCTTTGCGTTGCCATGCTGGTGACTTAGCCATAAAACACCGTCACTTTAGCGCCGGTCGGCACTGTTACGTGCACATCGGTATAAAACAAGATGCCCTCGCCGGGAATCAAGTTCGAAAACGGATTGTTGGTGTTTGCAGGGATATTGAACTGCAAGCGGATAGTGCCAGAAGCACCGCCGTCACGGAAAATAATATCGCCAGCAGTACCGCCAGACAGGCATTGGTAGCCTTTAACACGTGTGCGTCCAGACTCCATCGTGCCAGTAGCTTCGATGTGCGAGGACTTTACGTCGGTTTGCATTGTCATAATCAAGCTCCTTTAAAAACGGGGCCGAAGCCCCACGGGTTGATTAGCTCAGAGCAGCGCCGATAGCGGTAACCCAAGCAGAGCCAGTAGAGATTACAAGGCAGTATTCGTTGTTACCTGCACCATTGTCGCTAATCAAGCGAACTTGGCCAGCATTGCCAGCGGCAGCGGTAGGCAAAGCGGTTGTCAGAATGGGGGTTAGTTTAGCGAAAGATGCGATTGTTAAGCTGTCAACACTGCTAGCGGCACCAAATGTTGCGTCAACAGTAACAGCGCCAGTAGTGCTGTTTGTAGTGATTGATTGAAAGCCGTTCTGCGAGCGAACTGGGCCGTTAAACGTGGTATTTGCCATGATTATTCCTTACATGCAAGTTGTGGTGTTCTATCTGCATGTCGTCAGCCGGGACTGTAAGAACACCGGGAAAGCCCGGAATGAAGTCAATATACACGAAAAGAAAAGGGGGCACAAGCCCCCTTTTCACAAGTTCAATTAAGAACCTGAAGAACCCCACATACCGAGGGGATCAGACCAGCCGAAGCTATAACGCTCACGGGCTTTGTAACGAACGTTACCTGTATCGAAGTCACCGTCCATGCTGTTTTGCAAGGCGATACGCTCGAAATGCTTCATGCCGTTAGGAACGTCGGTCAACAAGTACCAGCCGTTGCTGTCGGTCAAGAAGTGGTTAACAGTGTAACCTTCAGGGATTGCACCCATCTGCTTCAACGCGTTGATATCGTTGTCAGCAGTAGAAACACGCAGCTCAGTGTCAAGCAAGCGCTTGGCAACGAACATCAGTGCTGGGGGAACAACCATCTTACGGGGCTTAGCGGCGATCAACAGACCACGCTCGTCCACCCACGCTGCGATTTGAATCACGGCGTTTTCCAAAGATGTTTCGTTCAAGTCAACGCCAGTTGTTGGGCTGTTGAAGTTCACACCACCGCTAACGAGGGGGTGACCAACGCGAGTGTTAGAACTGTTGTTGCCGAACAAAGTGACGCCGTCACCGCCCAAGTATGAACCGTTGAAACCGTTGTTGATAACGGAAGCGGCTTTAACTTGCTTGGTGTAAGACATGGCACGGGCCAAAGCTTTGGTGTAACGTGCAGACAAAGAGTCATACAAGTTATCTTCCACAGCTTCTTCAGTAATACTGAAGCCCAGAGCGATTGTCTCGTGGTTGTAGCGTGCAGTGAAGGCTTCTTGCGCATTGTCATAGGCAATGGCTTGACCTTCATTCTTGACGGGAGCAGAAGCAAAGCCAGCAAGCTTTGTCTCTTCTTCGAAGCTACGCTCAGATTTCTCTGTTTCGTAGATTTCTTTGTGCTCTTCGCCGTAGCGAGCGTATTCCATGCCGAACAAAGCGTTCAGGCCGGGGAGCAACTCTTTAAGTAGTTGTGCGCGTGAAATAGCCATGGTTAGTTACTCCTTACAGACCAATTGCAATGGTGTATGAGTGGTAGCCGGGGTTGAACTTCACCAGCAAATCAGTATAAGCGTCGCCAACTTGGGACTGAGCATTGTTCACGAAACCAACAATGCGGAAAGCAGCGGTCGCGGCAGTGGCAGAAGCCGACACAGCAACGTTGCTATTTCCTGTGGTTGTAGAACCAGTGCTTGTGCTCTGGATGTTAGCCAAGAACACGTTTTGACCCAAAGCAGATGCAGCCACAGTGTTGTTAGCTTGCACGGAGAACACAGCGCGGTCGTCATCAATGACAAAAGCAATAGCGTTCACAGCGTTAGCTGGGTAGTACTGTGAGTAGATCGTTTGACCTTGTGCGTTCACATAGGAGCAACCGACGAAAACGCCGATAGAACCTGTGTTGGTTGCAGAGCCACCGCTTCCTGTGGGGAAGTAGTTGGTAGTTGCGTCAGCACCAGTCGCAGTCACGAGTTGCAGGTAACCTGACGCAGCCACGTACACCAACGATCCATTAAAGATGTTGACGGCGTAACCGGCAGGGTCTAGGGGGAACGAGCGAGTGCTACCAGCGTATGGTAGGCCACCCAACTCATTCACGGCTCGGAAGCCGTAAGGGGTTTGTGTAGATGCCATTTAAGGACTCCTAAAGTTTATTTGGAACCAGAACCAAATCCACCACGAGTTGAAGTCGACTTGCGGTCGGCAAACAACGGCATGCGTGGATCATTTTGTCGCATGAAGCTATTGTCAACTGAGTCCATCTGGTTTTGAGCTTGCTGGTCGTAATAAGCTTTACGGGCTTCGAACTTCTCTTTTGGCATCTTGCAGAGCATGAGGCCGCCGATTTCGACGTTGCCAGTCTTATCATTTCCAACCATCATCAATTCTGGATGGTCCTCTGCCTTCACCGGCTCCCAACCTTCACGCATTTTGCGCGATACGTTGGTCACTTCCGACTGTCCCAGAACGTGCGTAGCCACCCAGTGGTACACCCAGCCCGGTTCAGGCGTTGGATCAGGCAAGTTGCTCGGCGGTACGTATACAGCACGGGCAGATTTTTCGCGTGTCGTCAGATCACGATTTTTGCGGTCGATAGTTTCAGCCATTTCAGTTCTCCAGTTTCGCTACTTGTGCAGCATATTGCTGCGGGGTTAAACCTAATTTCTTCGCCAACGCAACTTGCGTTGTCGTCAGCTTGATTTTTCCTGCGCTCGTAGAACGAGACACAGAGGCCACCACTGTTGTAGGTTTCCGTTGAACCTCACCAGACCTTGGCTTGTCTTCGCTTCGACCAAATAGATCAGGAAACGTTGACTTCATGCGAGCATCAATTTGCTCGAAGTATTCAGCAGAGCGGGGATCCACTCCGTTTGTGACTAGCTTTTGATGCAGCCCTAGTGCGTAGCTGGTGTATTCTTCAAACCCCTGAGCACCGAACCACTGGTTTTTTGCCTGCCAGCGCAGAGTTTTTTCGTCGGGCTCAACCTTTTCAGATTGGGTTTGTTGCGGTTGTACATCAAATTTTTCTTCCTGTAAAGGGGTAGGACGATAATTTTTTGTCTGTTCAACTTTAATCTTGGCATCCATCACAGCTTCTTGAGCGGCAATGATGGCATCCGTGTCAAAGGATTCTTGTGCTTCCTTGAGCTTGCGGCGAGCCATTTCTAGTTCGCTTTCCGCTTTTGACTTGGCGCCAGCAATGATTGCTTCTTGGCCTGTGTAGACGTTTTTCTTGAGGCGTTTGTTCTCCTCAATCAACTGCTGTGCAAGACGCTCCAGCTCTTGTTTCTCACGCTGTGTCGCTTCTTTGACACGGCGCTCGTCGTGGCGTGCGTGTGTCAGCTCTTTAATGCGTGATTTAACTTTGTCCGAATAAGACTCAATCTCTTCATCGGTTGGGTCAACAACTTCCTTGTCCAAAGGCTTGCGGCCTCTGTCTTGGGCAGGCGTGTCGTCTTCAATCTCGATGTCAACATCCCCTTCGCCTTCAATTTCAAACTCGACGTCAGGGGTCTTCTTCGCTTCTACTTCGTCAGGAAATTTAAATTCGTCTTTCATAACGTTCCTTTTAAGCGCGGGTTAAGCCGCGGGGGTCTTGCACAACAGCATCAACTTGGTCGTCGTTGATGAGACGGAACTCCTTGCCAAAGATTTTGAATCTTGTGCCGGAGTAAGTACGTACTAACACGAAGTCGCCTTCTTTACACCATGCTCCGTTGGGGAACTTGGAGCTGTCTTTGTACGCATCGGGGCCTACACGCAATACAAACAACACCGTGGTGGCGTGTTCTTCTTGGCGCATAGTGGCTGTATCTCTCACGAGATCCAGTGACGTACCAGCAATCTTTTGATCGACTTCAGGCACGATACAGAGCAGCTTCCAACCTGTGGGGGTCGGCAGTGCGCCTGCTTTGTCTTCATTGTCATCATCCTCGTCTGGGGCGTCCATCGGTTGGATATGTGGCGGCAATGAAATACCGGGGGGCAAAATCAAACCAGATTCAGTGGTTGTCTGCATCTTCAACTTTCTTTAGCAGGTCAAGAACATAACGCTCTGCAAGGGCTAGACCCGAAATAATCCCGCAGAGTTTTTGGTATTCCTCAAATGAGCGACATGCACCGCCAGCCAAGTCATCGGCATAGTTGTTCATGTCCCTACGTATTTGGTCGCGCAATACGTGTGCGAAGTCTTGAATCATTTGATTGGTTTAGGTTGGTTTCTGGATGCGTTCTGCAGTGCTGCAGTCCGCGCTTGCAATTCCGTTTGGGATTTGCTCTTTGCGATGTCGATGCCCATCTGGACACCGGCACGTTCTTGTTCAAACTGGGATTTGGCTTGGCTCTCTCTGATCTGAGCACCAACGCGCATGGCTTCCAATTCCAGATGACCTTTGACCTTTTGCTCTTCCAGCTCTTGCTTGTCTGCGGCAATTGCAGCGTCTGCGGCAATCTTCTTCTCTTTGAGTTGAAGCTCTTGCGCCTTGAGCTGAAGCTCTTGCTGTTCATCTGAACGATGGGGTCCTGCGCCATCTGCTGAGCCTGCATTTGAGCGGCTTGTGCTTGGCTTTGCTGGAGCACCTGATTGGCCGCCTGAGCCATCATGCCGGACAAGGCAATCTCGATCTCTGGTGGCAGCTTCTCGTCTTCGGGCGGTAGTGGCATACCGAGTTGTTGCTCGATCTTCTGGCGCATCTGGTAGCCAACGTGCTCTGCAATGTGCGCTGACATGCCTCCCATGATCTTGGCCGCTTGTGGGTTCTGACCAATGAACTGCTGAATCATGGGGTCTTGCATCACAAGCATGTGCACTTGAATGTGGGCTGTGTGATCTTGATGCAAGAACGCTTTCATGGGCTTGCCCGTCAGCGCATTCTGGTTCTCCTGCACTGGGTCGGTAGGCTTCATGTCGTCCTCGATCGGCACAAGCTTCTCAGCATTCTTGATGCCCAAGACGTTGAGCATCCCGCGGTGTAGCTCTGGCAAGTTGTAGATATCAGGAGCCATCTGCGCCATCTGAATCACAGCTTGGTACTGAACAACGCGCTGAGACATGGTCGCAGCGTTGGGGTCAGACACGGGGATCACGTCAACCAAGTCGTAGTCTGCCTTCTTGGCTTTGCGAGTGCCGTACGCAGGATCGTACGTGTAGTCTGGGTCTGTGTAGTCGCGGATGATGTTCTTGAGCAGCTTCAACTCTTGCTTCAGAGCAAAGTGCACACGGGCCTGAACAGCCGTCATGACTTTAAGCTGGCGCTCAAGCAGAGCTAGCGTCGTGCCCACAGGAGCGTTAGCGCTCATGTCGGAGACCTTCATGTCAGCCGTTGCAGCGAAGCGGCGGCCTTCCTCCACAATGTTCTGCATCAAGTTATACAGAGTAACACTTGGCTCCTTGTACGGCAGAGGCAGGATGCTGTCACGGATGTTGCCAGAGGCTACGTCGACGTCTCTCCACTCTCCGGGGGCAATCGGTGTGTCATCACCTTTAATGCGAAGTCCGCGCGATTTGAGTCCACCGGGAAGATTAGATAGCGTTCCTGCGTCAACCAATTGACGCATAAGGCTTGTGGCCGACTTGGCAAAACCACCGATAAGATGGAAGAGTCCAAAACCATAAGCTCCGAATCCGGGGATATATTGGTAGTGTACAAAGTGCTGGCGCTTGAGGCGAAGTTCATCATCTTCATTCCAGTTGCGGCGTATGGACAGAATGTCATTGGTGCCCTTAATGATGGTTACAACGTACGGCAGCATGATGCCGGTCTCTTCACCATCGTCGTCCACATCTTCGTAGCCGTCAAGGTTCAAGTCAACGTGGCACTCATAGATGGTGTAGCGGTCGTCGTTCAGGTCGTTAAAGCCTGTCTCTTTATCCTTGGCTTTCTGAATGTCCGTGCGGTCTTTAGGCGCATCAGGCAACTCGATGTCCAAATAAAACCCAGCTTGCTGAAGCTTGACGATCTCGTTCTTGGTCTTGCGCATGACGTGCGTGATGCGGTGGCAAGTGTCGAGGTCTGTCGCGCCGTATGGGAGCAACATGTCTTCTGCTGGGATGAACATGGAGACTTGACGGCCAAGCGCTGGGTCGAAGTACACCTTCTTAAATGCAGAGCCCGTAGCTGGCAGTGACCACAACATGCGCTCATGCTCAGAGCGATACTCAGTCATGTTCTCAGTCAACTCGAAGTTCATGTCGTCTTCAACGTTGGCCGCTTTCTCTTTGATCTCAGGCGTTTCTTTACCAATGATCTTGGTACGCACAGGCCCTTGGGCTGGGAACGTCTCTGTGATTGTCTCGGCTTGGAAGCGAACAACAGCTTCTGTAATCATTGGGTGGAACACACCGCAAGCGCCTTGCCAAGGTTCTGTGCGTTCCTCGATCTGCAGGCCCAAGAGCTTCAGTCCATCAACGTACGTCTTCTCCCACTCTTTGCGTGAGCCCTTGTCGTTGTCAATATCTGAGACCAAGTCCCCAGCAAGGGACTGCATCGCGCCATCGTCCATGTACTCGGCCAAGTTGTCACTGAAGTCTTCTCCGTCGTCTTCGTCTGGCTTAATCTTTATCTCCAGCCCGTCCATGCCAATGGTGACTTCTTCGGGATCAACGATCTCGATCTCCAAGGGGGACTCTTGCTGCGCCAATTCTTCAATGCCAACGGGCTGTTGGAAGAGCGCTTTGTCGATGTTCGTTGCCATGATTAGTCCTGTACAAATTTGTCTGTATTAAAGCCGTGATAGCCGTCAAGCACTTCTGCGCTTACAGAATCAATTAAAATTTTTGTGTGGGGGTTTTTGTTGGCGTTAATCCAAGATATCAACGGCTTTGCCAGCGCCTCAAACTCTTGCATCTGCTGTTCTTTGTTGTCCATTTGTGTTCCTAGTAGTATTCGTACTTCTTACGGCGGAAAAGCTCAATATCTTCTTTCTCGTCCGTGTCCAGTGTAATAAAGCCGCCTTGCCTAAAGCGTAGCAGCGCCTGTGTTGTGGTGTCCACGTAGTCGTCGTGCTCTCCAACTGGGAAAGCCGCTATCTCTTCAATCACTTCCCGTGCCCAGCGTGTGTCTGGTGCCCAGACTTTACCACTGCTGAATAAATCCGCAACTGCGTTGACACGCACCATCTTGTCGTTGCCGCGGCTTGGGCTGAACTCCTGCACCGGTATGCCCAGCGCCCTGAGTTCCTGAATCAGCGGAGCGCCAGCGGCCTTCTTCTCCACGATAAACGCGTCGGGGTCCCACTCTTTGTAGTGCTTGAGCGCAATGGTCTTAAGTTCAGGGAACGCCATCCTGTCCTTGAACGCGTCGAGCAATATGAGCTGGGGCGTGTCGTTCTCTTCCTCGTTGTAGAAGATGCCCCACGTTGTGCATGCCGAATAGTCAGAGTTGTTCTTGGTCTCAAACGCCGTGTCCCACGACTGGATGATGTATTCGCACGTTGGCGGCTCGTCACTCTCCCAGATTCTCCAGAGCTTGCGGCCAATGATGGCGCTGTTCTCGCTTGTGGGCTGCTGCATGTACTGCGCGTTCCAATACCTCGGGTCAAGCGACGCCTTGGTGGACTTTAAGGACGCCAGTGGCCACTGCTCTGGCCACAGAGACTTCTCGTTCTCCGTGTCTTCATTCAGAATAGCTGGCAGCTCCACGATTTCCCATGGCACAGCCTCTGGATTCTTGGCTTGGTAGTCAATCAAGCGCCCAGTCAGGTCAAGCAAGGACCATCTGGTCATAATCACAATGATCGCACCACCGGGCATCAGACGTTGCAAGGGGCCAGTCTGGAACCAAGACCAAGCCGTGTCAAAAGCCAGCCGACTGTTGGACTTTACATCTTGTTCTGAATGAGGGTCATCAATGACGAAAAGATCAGCCCCACGGCCAGCCAGTGCGCCACCAACACCAGCAGCATAATACTGCCCACCAGCAGAAGTCGACCACTTACCGGCAGCTTTCTGATCGTCTGCGACCATTGTTTGAGGGAAAACTTCACGATACTCCTCCGAGTCAATCAAGTTACGTACGCGCCGACCGAAATCTTCAGACAGGCCCGCAGTGTGCGTGCCCATGATGATCTTCTTATTAGGGTATTTACCTAGAAAGTACGCAGGGAACAGGTATGAGCTGAACTCAGACTTACCCATACGTGGCGCGATGTTGATAATCACGCGCTTTTTCTTGCCCTCGACCACATCTGTGAAGATTTTGGCCAGCTTCCTGTGGTGCGGCCCGATCTTAAAGCCCGGATAGACGCTCTGGGCGAACCCTAGCATGTTTGTTTTGGCCGCTTGCAAGCTGGCGCGTTGTTCACGCATCTCCAAATCTTGGAAAAGCTCCATCTTTTCTGCCAGCGACATGTGCGGCAGTGCCTTGGCCATGGCTTCTAGCTCAAGCTTGCTCAAGGTTGTGAAGTTTTCAGGCTTCATCGGTCTTTTCTTCCGTCACATCAACCACGTCGATCACACCCATGAACCTGTTGAGCTTGTCTTTGATCCGAGCTTCAAGCTCTACGTCAGACATCTCGGTCTTCTTGACTTCAACCCGCTCAGTAAACAGCGCAACTTCCGTCACCTTGCCAAGCATGTCTAGCGCTTTGAGGCGGATGCGTGCGTCTGGGTGTTTTACTTCTTCAAGAATCTTGGCTACGGCAAAGCCGCGAAGCTCCTTGGCCTGCTCCACAAACGCCCAGTCGTAGGCTGTGAGCATTCCAACCAAATGCTGGACTGCGGCAGGGGTTTTTAAATTAGTTAGTGCTTGTTGTGTATTTCCAACAGGCTGGCCTGTGACTAGACTTGCAAAAGATTTACGGGCGGCTTCCTGATCGGCTTTGGTTTCGATCTCTTCGTCTTCTAGCTCAAGCGCTTTGAGCCAGTCAGAGGTTTTGACTTTGGCGTCAATCGTGGTTGTGGGGTCCGCTTTTTCAAAAGACAGAACCGCCGCCGTGGCGTCGACCACGTCTGGATGAAACTCGCCGTTAATCAGATGTTCAAGCATTGCGTAGGTTGGTGCTGGCGTCGCACTTGTTGCCTCGTTGTCGTTAGTGTACACTTCTTTTCGGCAGTGGTGCAAGTTTCTTCATCATTGCTTCTCCTTGAGGATTAGTCCTCCTTGAAGCCCCGGCTAACCCCCGGGGCTCTTTTTTATTGTGCCGTGTCCAACGTTTGACATGAGTCTTTCAAAATTTTTATAGTGGGGTGGGGGTGTTAAGTATCAGGTCTGGGAATTTAAGTATCTAGTTGAGGGGGTGGGGGTCAAGAATTTTAAAAATTTGATTTGCGGGTGCGAAACAGTGTTTATACGCAGGATTATCGGCGACCCCAATTAGGGGGGCTGGGGGATGGGTGGGGTCAACACCACGCCAAAACCGAACCCCCGAAACACCCCCATTTTGCACCCCTTCGTAAACTAGAGGTATCGGTTAGGGAATGGTTCTCTAGCCGATTGGGGACAAGGTGTCCCCGTTCTTTATCTTTCTCAAGGAGAATCAAAATGGCTTTATCTACTCACATCTCTCTCGCACTCGATCACGCCGCAATGTATGACGAGTGCATCATCAAGGCACGCAAGGATGCTAAGGACATGACGCACGAGCAAGTGCGTGTTGTGATCCTGCCCATTGTGGCGAGCAAGCCTAAGTACGCTGTGCCACTCGTTGACGGCAAGGGCAAGGCAAAGGGTACAAAGGTTATGGACAACACCCATGCAAACTACGAGAACGCCAAGCGTGCTGTGACGAGATTATTGAGTGACATCAAGGGCAAGCAATTGCCTGCATCATCAGGTGCAAGCGAGCCTGTCGTGTTGCCCCGTGGTTTGGTTAGCGGTACAACCAAGAAGATTATTGACTCAGGCTTGACTCAGGCTCAGTTCAACGAGTTCATTGCTCAGTTGCGTGCTTCTGTTTCTTTTCAATAATCTCAACGGGGACAAGTTGTCCCCATTCTTTCATGGCGGTGCAAGCGTGAGGCTTGCCCGCTGTTTCATTCTTTGTCCAACCTAGGAGTTAATCATGAACTTACCCTCCCCCACACAATTCACACAAGATGCTGACCTGACCATACTCATGGTCTTAAACCTGTGGCTTGCACCCATGGAAATCTACGAAGAAGCCATCGAGTGGCTTCACTCACTCTCACTCACGCTCAGCGCTGAGGACTACCGCTATGTAGAGCAATGCTTCGCCCAACACATCAACTCAATCTAAGGAGAACCCCATGAAACCCTTCACAGTAATCTCGCACATCGTGTGCGCTATCACCCTTGTCACATCCATCATCGTGGGCTTTTGGGGCATGAACGAGTACGGCGTTGCCCCATTGTGGGCATTGCTCACGCTTTTCGGATCGTTCTTGTTCGGCACTCAACTCATGCTCATCATCACAGGAGAACAGTAATGCGTAACCTCATCCAACCCATCACCAAAGAAGTAGGCATCATCACCATCCGTGGGCGTGACTACCATATGCAAACCATCAGCTACGGCTCGCAGCATCAGGTTCATGTGTTCCGCAAGGGCGCATTGCATCTGCGTGGCATGGTCTTCGAGACACAGCGTGCATACGATCAATGGAAGAACGGGATGCATCAACTTGATTTGTTCTAATAAACGGGGACAATTTGTCCCCATTCTCTTTAATCTGAGATTATTGAAGGTCAGCATATGCCTAAAATACAGATGGCGGAGACTAAAAAGTTTTGCCACTTCTCAAACCACCCCAAACGCCCAGTAAATATGGGCGTTCCCGAAATTTCTGGCTATCTATCTATCTTTTTATATATATGTATATATATAGAAGTATTTCTGGGGGGGTGTGTATATTTTTCTGAGCGAGCCACCTTCAATAATCTTGCAAGCTTTCTCTTTTTTACTTTGGCGTTAGTCGTCTGGAAAAAAGATAGATACCTTGCCACATTTGCGCGGTATACTAGTGTTCATGCGGTCTCCCGCATGGCACGACAAGTGGCGGATTTTTTTAGTCTTCGCCATCTGTACTTCACTCAACCCCTAACCTTCAATAATCTCATGCACAAATCCTACATTGCACTCACACCCAACGCCCTCCATCAAAGATTATTGAAGGAGCGCATACACCCCACAGATATGGTCAGAATAAAAAATGAAGTAGCCCAACTCAAAGAATCACAGCGTGTCGACAAGATAACGCGAACTCAGCGCAAGGCTGAGTGGGACAAGCTACTCAAACCGCTACGCTACGAACTCAATAATGCCAAGGTTGGGCGTGCATATGACCTTGATGACGAGGATCGTGTGCTTGCGTTCGATGCGTACATCTTGGTGATGGAGACATTATTGACGCGCTTTGCCAAGCCAATGAAAGCGCTTGAGGCTACGCCCATACAACTGGCGCTTGAGAAAGCCTTGCCCAACAACGGCGAGCATTGGACTGATTGGATTCCCGAGAAGATTAAAGAGCGCATAGCGTTGATGTTCGAACAACTACCCCCAAAGCTACGAGCCAAGCGAAAGGTGCCCTTCCAACGCCTATCCACACCCGAGCAGAACGCCAAGGCAAAGGAACGCCTGCTCAGGCGCACGCAAAAAGAAATCGAGACGCTCGAAAGAAAGAACACCCTGCACCCAACAGAGGCGCAGACAAACACACTAACCAAAATGAAGGAGGCAATGAAGATTATTGTGAGGTTGTCAACCAACGAACACATCCCTGCTACATGGGCAGGTGTGCTCTGACGACCAGTGTCAGCTTTGTTTCGGGGGAATTCCCATGGGAATTCCCTGCAACGGGGACAGTTTGTCCCCATTGGTGTCGGCGCTTGGGCAATGCCGCGCACCATCCTCATACTGCCTAGGTAAATTCAAGGAGAAATCAAATGACCAAAGTCAAACACAAAACAAACGTGCAACTCATCAACGATCTGATGTCGCACTCACAGCAAGGCGCTCTCATGCAGGCGTTCATCATCGAGGCGATATCCAAGTACTCAGAACAAACCAAAGTCTCACCGCCTTGGTCTAACCAAAGCTTCATCAGCGAGGCCGCATGGCGTGCGTGTGCTGACGAGGCGCTCGAAGCAATCAACAACAGGAGTAAGTGAAATGAGAGTAGTAAAAATCCGTGTGTTCGGCACATACAAACAGCCGTTCAACAATGCGTTCAAAGCAGACTGTATTGTCCTGCCCGCTGAGTTATCAGACTCGATGCGTGATGAGGTGTTACGCAAGCATGACGATTTGTTCTTTGTGTTCACCTCTGGTGATCCGATCGTGGGTGAGCACCACACCTTCGAGGTGTATTCGTTCGATGTAATTAGTGAAGAGGAGGTAGCCCTCGCCTGAGCAACAGGCGTGTTCGTTAGTGTGTTAGTTCAACGGGGACACCATGTCCCCGATGTGTATTTATTTTTTTATAACTCAAGGAGAAGTATATGTTTACATTTACAAAGTTCGTTGTGGTTGATTCTGTTGACCGCACCACAGGTATGCTGCTTGTGTCGTTCAGCAACAAGTACGCTTTGTACAACGCCAGTCGGCGTCGTGTTATGACTGATGTGATGCGTGCCGACAGTGGTGTTGACCCTATCACTCTCATCAATAACGCTCAGTTTGGTATCTGGTTTCATGGCAGTAACTATCGCATGAGCCCTGTTCATGCAGTCGAGACGCTGTCGTTTCCCGATGCGCTTCTGTACGCCAGTGACCGCTACGATATCCACCAGATGATGCGTGCTGTGCTTCGGCCTGCCAGTGCTTCAGATGCGCGTATCCACCCAGTTGATCGCCGTCTTATCAATCAGCGTGTCGAGGTCATCGTTGATAAGTACATAGCCAAGCAGACAGGCAATGTGGCAACCATCTCGCCACACGCTAGGTTCAAGGGCGGGTACTACTACCTTCCGTCTACACTCCTTGCCGCACGCAATGCGTTCCGTGAGTTCGGTCACTTGGTTGCTCGTGCCAAGGCAGATGATCCGTCAGCCGACTCCGATGCACTGCGTGAGGCGTTCTACGAGCTTGACAATCGCTATCACGACTTCGATACGCATATCAACAGCGCGTTCTGTGCTCTCGAGGACTTCGGTCTTGGCATTGTGCACTGTGACTGCGGTCACTACGAAAGCGATGAGAACACGCACGATGTGCGTAACGACACATGGTGTGACTCGTGCTTCGATGATGACGCTGTGTTCTGCGAGGATGAGAACGAGTACTGGCCTCGTGATGACTGCTACTACTCTGAGTCTCGTGATGCGTACTACTCGTATGATCGTGATGGCGAAGATGATGACGATGATGAAGATCGCAACCAACCGATCATGTCGTACTCAACCAATGTGCTCGATGTTATTGGCAATGAGTCAGGCATCAGGTCGTCTCACTTCGGTGAGTTCACGATGGGCATCGAGCTTGAGATGACTTCGGGTGATGACTACAGCGAGTCAGCCGCTGAGTCTGTGCGTAGCCGTCTCGGTTCCTCATACTGCATCATCAAGAGTGACGGCTCGCTTCCATCCAATGGCTTCGAGGTCGTGACTTCACCGCATGGTCTTGCCACGCACATCGAGAAGTTCAAGACTTGGGACATTGACCCAGCCTATCGTGCATGGAACACAGGCAAGTGCGGTATGCACGTACACATTGACTCTCGTGCGTTCACTCAGATGACGCTTGGCAAGTTCTTGATGTTCATCAACAGCAATGGCAATGTCGACTTCATTCGCAAGATTGCAGGTCGCCATCCATCTGTCGATGACCAAGCCCGTAGCTACTGCGCCGCTGAGCACCAGTCCATCCTTGTCAACCCCAAGCAGGCTGTCAAGGGCAAGTCGGGTGAGCGCTATCGCATGGTCAACCTGTGCAATCTCGGTAGCCGTGAGGCTATACGCTTGGGTCTTAGCATGGACAACAGCTACAACGGCAGGTACAACACTGTCGAGCTTCGCATCTTCCGTGCTTCGCTCAAGAAGGAACGTCTGCTTGCACAGATCGAGTTCACTCATGCGTCTGTCATGTTCTGCCGTGTCGCATCGTGGCGTGATCTCAACGGCACATCGTTCGTCAAGTGGCTCAAGACTGTGGCAGGTCAGTACCCTGCGCTAGTCAAGTGGTATGGCGTGCGTGCTGTGCATGGTGCATCTAAGCAACCCTCTGCCCCTGCCGAGGTTACTTGCACTGACACTGTGCCCCCTGTTGTTGCCTTTACAACCCGACGCCCTCACGGGTGTGACCACGAGTATCGGATGGAGATAGCGCATGAGGATGGCGCTGGTATACGTGCCTACGCTACCCGACACGGGCTGTACTTCACATACTTCAGGGTGATCGGCTTGCAGTTGTGTGTGTTCCCGTACAGCGGCAACGATCAGCAGATCGGTGACGAGGATGTGATCTACGTGCGTGACAACGATGTGTGGCGTCTGCAAGACGACGACTTCAACTCATTGATTCAGGGTCAGAGCCCTGTGCCTGCCGATGTTGATGGCAATGCTTCCGTTTAATTCAACAACAACCATCGGGGACAACCTGTCCCCATTCTTTTTTACCTCAAGGAGTTTATTATGTGTTTAATCATTACAGGTCAGTCTTCCAAAGTTCGTTCAACCCTGCTCGACACGCACGGGTTACTCAGCGACATCTTCACATCCAACCCTGACGGCATTGGGTTCATGTACGGCACAGCCAAGGGGCTCAAGGTCACCAAGTCCTTGCCCAAGAATCTCGGCGATGCTTCTGCATTCATTCAGCGCTTGCCTCAAGACGATCGTGAGATTGCTATCCACTTCCGCTGGACTACACACGGCAAGACCGATATGCTCAACTGCCATCCATACGATGTGATCCCTGGCTTCATCGCCATGATGCACAACGGCGTACTGCATACAGGCAATGCCGCTGACACGTCCAAGTCTGACACATGGCACTTCATCAAGGACTACTTGCACAGCGCTGTGTCCTCTGCCCCTGACCTTGTGTATGACGCAGGCTTCGTTGCTATGCTCGAGGAGTTCATCGGCAACAACCGCTTCGTGTTCATGAATGGCGAGGGTCGTATGCAGCACGTCAACTTCGATCAGGGTATCGAGCACGATGACTTGTGGTTCAGCAATACCTATGCGTGGACACCATCACGCCTGATCCCAAGCTACAAGAGCACGACTGCACTCAAGTCGTACAAGTACACCAGTGCATACGGCGGCTACATGGATGACGAGTACGACGAGATGTATGACTACAACGCTAGCTTCAACGTCAAGCCCCGTGGTATCAGCGCACACAGCGCCAACTACGACGAGACAGCGTACGACTTTCCTGATGACGAGGATGGCTTCGTTCAGCCAACACCTGAAGACCTTGCTGTTGCACTGACCGAGGCTGACGTTGAGACGATGGAGATATGGCTTGACCAGATGCCTGCGTACACGCTGACTACTGTGCTCCACTTGTTCCAGCCTGAGCCACTCACGTACACACATCGTGACGACTTGTGCGTTGCCGAGCAGGGCATCTACGATATGCTGATGGAGGGCGATGCGTCTGGTCTTATCAGCATGGCTACCAAGTCGTATGGTGCGGTCAGTACTATCGCTGAGGTCGTGTGTTACTACCTGCAATGGGATGTGCGCAAGCCTGTGTCATTCAAGCCAACCTTGCCTGCACTGTTGACTTGATTTGTAGTGGGGGGCTTGCCCCCCACATTTTTAAGGAGGATGTATGAAACTTTTTACTTCTAAGCTTGACCGAATACCCAACGACAAAAAGGAGCCGCTGTACACATTGGAAGAGATAGCCGACAGGCTTGGCGTTGAGCACAAGGTGCTGAAGAGCCTTATTAGCAGGAGTAGTAGGGTGTGCCCATCACCTAAAGCTGTGCTTATAGCCAGATCACATAGTCAGATGACTAAGAAGTTATACATGCTGTCTGAATACAAAGCATGGTTTAAACAACGGCAAGACAGTATCAAAGGAGAAAGCAAATGAGAAAGACAGGGTGGGATCCACCTGCGCTGATGCAGGATGACCACGGAGGGCTAAGCAGATGGTTTGCTACACGCCCTGATGCACGCTATGTTTTTATTAAAAACCAAAGGAGAAAGCAAATGAAATACAAAATGGAAATAGTCATGTCCTACTGGCAGACAGTAGTGATCGAAGCCGACAGCCGTGCCGATGCTGAGAACAGGGCGCTCTACGAGTTTGACATCAGCAAGGCACGCATGGGGGATGGTGAGGTGTATGACACAAAGATTGTCTATGAGCCTACGCCAGAAGAGAATGCCTTCTTGGAAGCATACCTTCGGAATGTTGCCTCTGCATCACGAGACGAAGTGCTGATGTTCCTTGAATACGTGGTCGATGGGGGCATAAACAAAGACAGCTATCACTGGTGGTCAGGCGTGGAAGACGCATGGCTTATGTGGAAAGACGCTAAGAAATTTTTACAAGGAGAAATCAAATGAAAGTATCAGACACCACAGCGCTACACCTGCGCTGTATCGAGGCAGACCTGCGGGACTACCTTATGAACCCTGCCGAGTACCGAGTCACGCACCTTGAGGACATTCATGTCTTGTTGCTCGAGGTCATGCGCACACTTGGCGTTGCACCTACAACCGAAGGAGAAAACAATGATGACTAACTGGGAAAAGTTCGAAAGAATAGTACTTTTGTTGGCGGTAATTGTACTTATTGCCGATATTTTTTATTGGCGAGGGTATTGACTTATGTCCAACCCTAGACAAATAATGTACCCCCAAGGAGAAATAACTAAATGAAACACACACCTTACGATACGGGCAAGGTCAAGATTGGCTTGCTCTACACACCCCCTACCCCCATACCTACGCCCGAGGAGACTTGGGTGCAATCTATCCTGTTAGGCGACAAGCAGGGATGGTCAGAAGATACACGCACTTGCGTGCTTTCCGTAGCGGCTCTCGCCGCAATTTTTATTGTCATGCTACTAACAGGAGGAATCTAAATGCCTGACATTCAAACTGCCCTGCGCTCTGCGCTAACTAAGACTCTGCAAGCTTGGGATGATGACGAGGTGGCACCCCCTCCTCCCTCTGCCCAACCAGTGTCAACCTCTTCTTCTCCCTCAACTTCAAACCAAAAACCAGCCATGATTAATCAACACAAAATCACAAACAACGTCTCACGCGAAACCTTCAGCTACATCAAGAACAACCCCGGCTCCACACGTCTGGAGATCGTCGAAGCGCTTGGGCACAAGGGCTTTGCCAAAGGGTCAGTGTCATCATTGATAGCGCAGATGCGCAGAAGCTACATGGTTCACGAAACCAACGGCCTGTGGTACGCAGATGTGGATGAGTACGCACCTATCAAGAACGTGAACTACAAGCGGAAAAAGAAAGCCAAGACACAGAAGAAGCCTGCGACAGGTATCGGTGCGCTGTTGAAAGCCAAGCTAGAAGCTACGCCTGTGCCTACGCCTATGCCTAGCCAAGATGCGCTTGATGCTGCAGCGTACGCTATGAGTGGGGTTGAGGTTGCGCCCAAACGCATGGTGACCCTTGTACGTACAAAGACACCCGAAGACATTATTGGCAACATGACTGTGTATCAGGCACGTGAGTTGTATGTGCACTTGAAGCAGATGTTTGGAGGTTAAGATGGACATACTAGCGTTTCCACAAGGCGATAAAGTCACTACCGCAATTTCAATTGCAAACAGTCAAGGCATGACCCTGCGTGACTACTTTGCGGCTAAGGCTATGCAAGCAATTGTTAGCAAGGAAGTAAGCCACGTATCGTGGGTTGATGAATACGCAAAGAACGCATACAAGATGGCAGACGCAATGCTGAAAGCGAGGGGAGCATGAAAGAAATTAACATCACAATTTATACCAAGGCAAACTGCCCCAACTGCATAACAGCCAAGCTCGTACTGGGTTCGCTCAACTTACCATTCAATGAGGTGGACATCGAGGTGGGCGACCGCCTTGGCAACCTGCTCAAAGAGTTCCCTGATGCGCGTCAGATGCCGCAGATATTCTTCAACGACCAACGCGTGGGTGGCTTGGCAGGACTACAAGCCGCGCTTAAACAACTTGGGAGTGTGCCGCTATGACTACAGAAAAAGATTGGGTAACAAAGGCAGGCTACCGCGCTGTGGTGTGCGCTACCCCCATGGGACACCGCTGTGGGTACGTGGCAATACCGGTAGGGCATAAGCTTTACGGCGTTGCGTATGATGATGCTGACGTTGATGTACATGGCGGCCTGACCTTTGCAGGGGGCAACGGCAAATACCCTGTTGAAGCTGCCGACTTGTGGTGGTTCGGCTATGACTGCGCACACCTTGGTGATGCGCGTGACCCTGAGTTGATGGCCCCCGAGTACAAAAGCATAAGCGCGTTGTCGTTGCGGTTCGAAGGTGATGTCATTAGATCACTGGACTTCTGCATTGATGAGTGTGAATCGCTGGCTACGCAATTAAAGGAGGTTGTATGACCGACAAACCCAAAACACTCAACCCTTGGGAAGAACTTGCACAAGTAGACAGGCCGAGTATTTTTGCAACCGACCAATACTTTCGTGCGCGTAACCCAAGCAATCAACTCAAAAGCAAAGAAGACCTAGGCTATAAACAGTTCGGCACGTTCACGCGAGCCAAAGAACGACAGCCAAACAAACACGAAGGAGTTTTAACAGATGCCAAGACCAAAGCCCCCCGCCCCCCTAAAGGTACGATACGTACGTTTAAGTGACAAGCAGTGGATAATTTTTAAACAGCTTGGCGGACTCGATTGGTTGCGTGAGTTGCTTGACAAGAAAGCGCCCATGCCAAAGAAGTACTACGACAACGAGCTTGAGCGGATACGCAACCCAGCCGATGCCGCCTTTTTAAACAGAAGGAGAGACGAGAATGACTAAGCCACCCATACCGACAAGCGACCAGCTTGATCTGTTTCACGAGACCACGCGCAAGCATGTACAAGCGCTTACAGCCAACGATGTGCAAGTAGCGGGCACTCACTACAAGGGCAAGGCCATACAACCATGGGACTACATCGTGGGCAACAACCTTGGCTATCTTGAAGGCAACATAGTAAAGTACGTGTCCCGCTGGAAGGACAAGGGCGGTGTCGATGACCTGAAGAAGGCGCGTCACTACTTAGACAAATTAATAGAAACACAGGAGAAATGACATGACCAAAGACATTGAAGAAACACGCGCACTCAACAACAAACGCGATCAAGTGGAAGCTGCAGTAGAGATTCTCAAAACCGCAATGGGCACGCAGAAAGTAGACATCGGCATATCTGCGCTCATGAGCTACCTGTGCATGCTTGCGTACCACAACGGCTACCCGCTTGACAAGATGGTTGCATACATGGCAACGCTATATGAAATGCATGGAGCGAAAAACAAATGACCTCAGTAGACAAACTCAAGAAGAAAGACTGGGTCGCGTTGCGGCTCTTGTACCTCATACTGGCTTCAGACCCGAGCGCGGCGGTGTTGCCTGATGTGCAGAAGACAGTTGATCTGTACGGCATGCGCACCATACTGAAAGCGTTTGAGTTGCTCAACCGAGAGATTGCCAACGACGGCAAAACTTTTGGGCATCCAGAGGTTAACCTGACAAGGTATGTTGAAGCGAATGGGGGTTACGATGGCTTCGACACCTGAATCAAAAGTAAAAGCGAACGTACGGAAACTACTTGATGAACTCAAAATCTACCACTTCATGCCCCCCGCTAATGGTTTTGGCCGAGCGGGTATACCTGACATCATTGGCTGCATGGACGGACAATTCATTGCCATCGAATGCAAGGCCGGCAAGGGCACAACCACAGCTCTTCAAGACAGAGAACTCGAAGCCATCCGCAATGCATGGGGTATTGTGTTCATTGCCCGTGAGCACAACCTTGATGAGCTGAAAACACTACTGGAGCTCAAACGATATGAAATACAAGGACTTTGACGGCTCAATGTCTGAAGCGGAGCTACACAGCAGGGTGACGGCCATGTCAGACGAAGAGCAAGCCCACTTCAAGCTACTGATCCACAAACTAGTGATGTGCTATGGCGAGGGCAAAGCACAAGGCGTGGTCATCGTTGGCCGCGCTGAAGACCAAATAGCAGGAGTCGTTACCCTAAACTGTAACGAGATGGAGGCGTCGCAGCTCATGCTGGCGGCAAACGATTTTTTCGGCTTTCTAAACTTGCTAGACGCACCACCAAAAGAACACTTTAACTGAAGGAGAAGCGATGACACAAGATGAAATTTTAGAGGCGCTGCACAAAGTTGTGGCAGAGAACACGCACTACACAACGTGGACTGTATCAACCCCGCACTTGGTTCTTTTGGTCAACTTAGCCATTGAACAGGAGCGTGAGGCGTGTGCCGACATTGCTGAGAACTGGAACAGCAATGGGATGCCTAGAACTGGAGTGGCAAATGAAATCAGAGCAAGGGGGCAAGCATGACTGACTGGACACCCGAAGAAGACGAAGCTTTCAACGATGTTGAAAAGCACAGCAACCTTGGCAAGCAGA